ATGAGCTTATCAATTGCTGTAGCAACATCAAGCAGGTCGATATGTTTGATTGCTTTTGTATCAAATTTTACATATGTACCTTTCAGTATCTGTCCTTTTGTAAACAGTTTTCTGTTCATTTCATCGCTGAACATCTCTATCAGCGGATCAATGCAGAATGTCAGAAAATCATTAACTGCTTTTGAAGTATCCTGTACATCGCCGTTGGCTATGGCTGAGGGTACATTGAACGCATTTGCCGTAAGAGATATGACATCGTCAAGCAGCGCTTTGAAATCCCTTGTAGTAGACTGTGTTCCTTTGTTCTCCAGCTGCTTATATTCATACCCCTCAAATAAAGGCAGGACAGCATTTGCATTTGAAAAGAATGTCTTAAAATCCTCATTGACAAGCTGTCTGAAATAATCTTCAAACTCATCGCCCTGCTCTGCAAACTGGTCTATTTTCAAAATTCCCTTGTTGCCGTTTGCAACAAGATAGCTTGAATACGCCGCATTGATAAGACCGGCATAAAGAGAAAGAGTGCCGTCAAGATAGGTTCTAAGATTTTTAGAATTCAGCTTAAAATAAAAAACCTCGCTCATTCTGAGGTTTCTGGAATATGTAAAACTGTTTACTGTAACATGCTGAAAATAGTGTTCGAAAAATGCAGAATCATCATTCAGCTGATAGTCATCTGCAACATAAAGCTCTTCATTGTTCACTACTACAAGTGCTTCATTATTTTCATAAAGATGATTGATCAGTTTTGCCCAGAACTGTGTAGCACTTTGATTCCTGTTTGGCTGAATATTCCATCTGTACCACTCATCATTCTTTACCCGCCTGTTGTTTTCATATACATTTACGGTACATTTTGAAACCGCATTTGCTATCTTGTTGGAAATAAGATTAAAGGCCAGTTCCCTAACCATAATCTCACTTGCCAGCTGAAAACATACAGCTTTGGTATCTGCTTTTTTGGGGGCAGTATCTTTGCCTGCAAGCCATTTAAAAAAATTGAATGCCATAATTCACCCCCTTTCTAAAAGGTACTCACGCGTACTCTTTTGCGTGCTCTTGATACTTTATATACAGGTGACAGCTTATCTTCGCCGCACATCGAATGCACAAGTGCCATGAATGGATCCGTTTTTCGTGATTTTGGTTCGATCTTTCCAAAAAGAAAGTTTCCCATATCAAGCTCACCATCTGTGGCAAGCGTTGATTTTTTTGTGCGAACGAGTTTTGTATTATTCGTTGCCCATCTTAAATGAGGCTGTTCACCCCAGTAAAAATACTGATTAGCAAAACATCGGTCGATTATCGGGTATATCTTCATGATATGTCTTGGTCTTATAAGAATAATATTTTTTCTTTCAATCGAATATCCAATTTCTTCAAGGCAGTCCCGCAAAATATCATATCTGTAGTCATCTAGGCAGATGGCTTTGATACGGTAGATTCTTCCCTTTTCCCTGATATATTCAGCAATCATTTTAGGTCTGATTTCGACATCATCAACCAGCTCAACATATCCTTTTTCCGCCCAGTCCATATACGGACATGTCAGTCGTGAAATTTCCGGATTGTTCATGCATATCCATGCTTTATTCATATCGATTCTAATGTCTCCATCCTTAAAATGAAGATTTACAGCTGTCCAGTCGGTAGTTTTAGAAAAATCGATGCCAGCTATACACTCATGACCGCGAAGTTTTCCGTCATATATTTTGTCTGTTTTTTCAAGATTCTCCCAGCTTGTGACCGCAAGTTCACTGTTGGACTCTCTTATATTCATTCGTTTTGTCATAAAATCCGGAAGTCTTGCAGGATTTTCTTTCCATTCACGATACTCTTTTCTGATTTCGTTCAACAGATTCGGCATGTAAAAGAGTGATGGATTAGCCATATACCAGTTCTTTTCATCATGCACATCATTTTTTGAATTCAGCCGGCATATAAACGGAAGCAGTCCGTCATCCGGCTTATCTTCATAAAGTATTCCTTCACATTTTTTTATAAGTTCATCAAGCGGACCGTCAACCACATTTCCATTAGTCGTGTAGATCGTACGCCTGGGATGTTTCTTTTTTCCAAGTCCAGTAGTAAAAACATTGATATTGTCATAATTTTCATAAGCATGGTACTCATTAAAAATAACACAGCCTGAACGCAGACCGTCCTTTCCTTTGGCGTTGTTTGTATGTCCGTGAATAAACGAATTTCTTTTAAGTCCTCTTATACTCTCCTGAGTCCAGTGAAAAAAACGCAGCATCTTCTTCCTGTTTCTTTCAAAGGCTGTTACGATATCCTTTGCAGGTCGTTTTGCCTGTGTTTCATTATTTGCACATATATCCACATCATACTCATTAACAGGATTGTATGGACTTATAAGCGAAAGAGATTCAAGTGATATAGTACCATCTTTGCCGTTTCCACGTCCCATCAATATCAATGCATCGGGCCACCTTGGAAGCCCGGAATTCCTCCAGTATGTACATAAATGCAGTCCCAGAACAAATTCCTGCCATTCAAACATCCTTTCAAAATCAAAATATTTTGATAATCCAAAATAACTTTCTGCCTGTTTTATATCAACATAAATATCATCATTTTCAAAAGTTCTGATTATCAATTTTCTAAGTGCCCATTGATCTTCGCAGAATTTTTCGCAATGATCATCCATAAAATCAAAATATCTTTCAACAAAAAAAGGAAGTCTACAATTCATCGTCACTTCCTCCTGATACAGTATTTTCACTTGGCTTTATTCCCAGATATTCCAGAATTTTGATCATCTGTTGATTATATTTAAGCAGCAGA